GCAGACATTATACCTCCCGTTGCGGCCCCTGAAATGGCGTGACTGAGCACCGTCCCCAATGTCGCGCTGCCTGTAAATCCCGTTGCGCCAAGGACGCTGGCCCCCAACCCTGCCGTAAAGTACGACACGCCGGCCGCCACAATGAACTTGCCCACTGCCGACTTGGTGATTTTTTTGAAGGTCTTTGTGACCGCTTTGACCGCGCCGCTCATTGTTCAATCCTCTTCTTCATGTAAATGCCCCCGCGTAGCTGGTAGCCCATGCGGGTGTAGGCCTTGCCCAACCGTTCCCAGTTGTCATTGACGGCGTCTGTGACCGCAAGCCACGCTTCCTCAACGCCTTGTTCTTCAAGCGCCCATTTATCAAACTCTGACGCCATCGCAAGCGCTTCTCCACGCCCCTTGTCGGTGACATAGAAGCCGATATCGGTGGCGTATTTTGCTTTGGTGAAAACGTAGAGAGGGGCTGTAATCCCGATCAGGAAGCCTTCGACCTCTCCGTCAATTTCAGCAACGAACAGACAGTGGTTGCCGCTGCTGATGGACCCCATGCAGGCTTGCTTAAAAGCCTTCACGTCTTCTTTGTAGGCGCTGTATTTGCTCTTTTGGTGGAGCTCGCGCGCAAGTCCTACGAGACGCGGAATGTCTTGAAACTTAGCGGGACGAATCATAACGTCACCACGACAGGGTGATGCCATACATTTGTTCGATAAGCCCCTTGTCGCGATCAGCAAAACTTTGCAGATGCTCGTAAAGCTTGGTGCGATCCGCAGCGCTCAAACTGTTGTTTTTCATCACCTCGGTCCATCCGGCCAGATAGGTCTTTTCCATATCTGCGGTGGCGCTGATTGCGTACTGGCGATCATGGGCCGCAACATTCATGTCCGCGACCTTCTCGGATGATGCCGTATTCATCGCAGTCAGGTTTTTGGCGTGGGTCTGACTGGCGTCTTGGCTGGCGATAGGCAATGCGCTTTTAACGGCCGCATCAACCCCGGCTCCGGCCGCCATCGATGTGTTCAAAAGACCTCGTCTATTTGCAAACTGCTTGGCCTGTGTCTGCGCCTGCTGCATAAGGGGATTGTTCTTGCTCATCAACCCCGTGACCTTGCCAGAAACACTGTCGTCTTCGTAATCCCAGGATCCGTCCGCTTTGTAAACCATGTCAGGCCCCCTTCATTTGCATAAAAAAGACGCTCTGAGCGCCATCATCTTGAGTTGTCCGTAATCATACGGGCGGCAAATTCATACGGAGACGATTGCGATCCACATATCAATCCTCCCCACCCAAACGCTTGGACTTCTTGAGCCTGTACTCTTCACGGGCAATAAGTATCCTGAGAACCAACAGAACAGCGCCGCCAAACATCATGAAAACAGCCATTGTGCTCTGCAATAAAGGCCACCACGCAAGAGAGGTTGCCGCGCCAAGCCCAAGAACGGCGTCAACGATATGTTTACCGATAGACGTTGCCTTTGCGGCTGTCTGCATATGTGTATCAATCGGCATGGCTACAGCACCAATCCAGCGGGCGCGACTAACTCCAATTCAGCAGGGTTTTTCGCGACTTCAATGGCAGGGTCAGAGGTGGCGTCACGCAGAGCATCACGGCGTGAAATGGCAACGGATAATGCCGCAGCATCACCAGCAAGGCTTGCGTCACGAATTGCAAGGTCAATTTGTCCCCATGCTTTTTCGCGCGCAGCACGAATATGATCACGATGGACGTCGCGCGCCTTGATCATATCGACAGTGGGTAGCCCATCTGGACCCTGCACCCAAGCATTGCGATACCGTGGGTGTGCTGTAATTTCAGATGCAAGGCACTGGTGCACGTTTGTCGCGTCTGCTGGAACGGAAGCCGCTTTGACACGGTCAATCCACTGTGCGTCCGTCTCTCCGTCGCCCTTACTGTTCAACCCTGGTGCGACGATAGCAATTCCGCCGTCTGGCCGTGTGTAAATGATTCGAATATCAGCCATATTATTGATCCCCGAAGAAAGCAGCGGTTACAAGTTCTTGGTCCGTAGGTGTGGGCACGGCACTCGCACATATGAATCTGAAGGCCCCAACAGCGCGACTTACAACCTGGATACCTTCCGTTCCATGCGTCGTCCCTACGGCCCTATCGCAATTTGCTACATGTGCATATGTGGCAGCGGAAAAGTTGGTGTCAAAGTTCACCGTGTAATCACCAGTGCCATTGTCCGTGATTGATGTGACGCCGTAATCCTGCTCAATAGCAACTGTACCAGTGCCGTTGAACGCTACCCATGCTTTCGGGTGCCCTGGGTGAAAATGCTGACGACCCGGGGATGAATAAACCGCCGTGCTTGTAGCCGTCTCCATTTCAGTTTGTGAAGCCGCAGTCGTTCCTGATCCAAGTGCTGCGATAGCGGCTGCAACGCCCGCACAGTCTGGCACTGTTGCAGCAACCCCGGCTTGCGCCTCGGCAGTCGTGGCGATCTCAACGACACCCGTTGCGGTCGTTGTGGCGGCCTGTTTAATGTTTGAGAATGCTGCCGCAGCACTTGCCAACCCAGACAAGTTATCGGCCTTTTTCATGTCGCCAGCGGGTCGCTGCACCCATGTGATCGCTGTGGTTCCCAGCGTTCCGCCTGGATCAACCGTGCAAAGCCATTCCGTATCGGCGTAAACCGTGCCTTGGGTCACATTCAGCGCAGCGCCAATATGCTCGTCCCACGTATCCAATGGCGTGGCGCGCACCCATGCGCCTGAGGCAGTCACATAGACGCCGTTTTCTTCGGAGGCGGTCTGCCCTGTCACCAGGACTCGCGATGCGCTCGTCAGAACGCCATCAAGCGTCTGTTCTCCAGACAGCGTAATGTTGGCAACAGTGGCAACGACGGCGGGGACTTTCCAATAAATTCCATTCGCAGCCGCTTCTGCCGCTGTCTGTGCGGCCTGTGCTGATGTCACATTGTTTCCCGTGGTCACAACGTCGGCGTTGGTTAAAACTACATCGGCGTGTGTCAGGACAACGTCTGCATGGGTTAGAACAACGTCTGCCGCCGTTGCTGTAGCGGCGGCATAAGGTGCCCCAACGATCCGAAAGTTGGTTCCATTGTGACGCATAGGAACAACTGAACCGGCTGGCAAGTCCCCCGCTTCCGGATCTGCACCAGCATAGTTTTTGATCGCCACCACGCCAAGCTCATTAACGTTGACCGTGCAGGCCCCGGTGTTGGTGTTGCCGGTCCCGATCTTGACGTCAACCAAAAGCCCATCGCCATAAGCAGACGGCGCATGCGACAGGGAAACCACATACGCATCTACAACGCCGCTATCGACGGCGTAGGTAACTTTCCCTTGCTTGATATTGGCTTCTGTCGGCAGTTTGTCGAACGCTGCTTCCGTTTTGGTTTCCGTGTTGTTTGGAACCGACGCCCGCGCCGGTGTATATTTTGAAACAATGCTCGGGGAAAAATATCCGTTCGTCATTTTTTAAGCCCCCTGTAGGAGAAATGCAGCGTGATTCCGTTGAGCGTGTGCGGTTCTTCATAGGTTCCTGCGGAACTGATCACGAGGCTGGCATTGGCCCCGATCCCGTCGATGTGGGCGCTTGCGCGACCGACCACCTGTGCAGACCAATAGAACTGGTTCCACACGGCCTCGTCCCAGAACCCGCCGCCACCAGCCACATCAAAGTCTTCGTCCGTCGCCGTAGGCTGGTCGGCATCGCCATAATCGAAATCAGGCGCAATCTGAATGGAGATACCCGGCGCGGATTCCAGTTCAAGAACGGCCTGCATAAAGCGCTTGTTGCGGTTTGGTGATCCAAGATGGTTGTAGGGAAGGCGGATAAAAGCCTGAACTTCTGAACCGTCAAAGCTGGTGCCTTTGTCGGCGCGGTAGACATATCCATCCGTTGAGCCGAACAAGAGCCATTCGGTTCCGTTCTCGTCTTTGACGCTGCTGGCGCATTTTACGGTGAGGCCATAATTCAACGGCATGAACTGCGGATATTTACCATTCAAATCCATCGCGATGATGGAGCCATCAGACCAGAACAGACGGTATTGGTTCTTGTCACGAACGCGCAAAGATGCGGTCACGTAAGCGTTTGATTTCTTCTTTGTTCGAAACCATGGATAAACATTGTCCGACAGCCCGCCGAGCTTAAAATCGCCGTAGGCTTGGGTGGTCTGCATGTCCGTGACCCCCTGGCCATCGAAGGCGACGGGCTTACCTGGGCGTTGAATGGTCCACTCCACAGCGCCATTTTCTTCCAGTGGCGTTTGCAGCGACCAATCGGATGTATCGTTGCCATAAAGGACGCTGGTTTTGTTGGCGCCGTAAATCAGCATCACGCCGCCAACGCCGGATAAGAACCCCGTCACCTCTTGGCCGAAGCCCAATTCCGACGCTCCGCTCAAGATGGTCCAAACGTAGGGCGTGCCAATCCCGCTGTGCTGAACCGATCCGTTATCGAAGGCGAAAAACAAATGGTTTTGATGCGTGGCCACATGGGTTGGGGTGTCGATGACCATGCCGGTATGAATCGGCACAAACACGCTTCCATCCCATTCAAACGCTTTTGACACGCCGTCCACGCCGTACATGCGTTTTGTCGCCGCCGACCCATAGAAGTTGTTGGTGACAAATTCAAAACGGCCGCTGGGCTGCAACGTGTTAGCCGTACTGTCACCCGCGACGGTCGCCAAATCGACAGCGGAAACCAGAAGGCTCTCAGCCTGGAATGTTCCAACTTGGGTGTAGAGGATCATCCACCCTGCGGCGTCCCCACCGGCCCACGTGCCGGACGTGACCTGAATGCGCTTAACCACCGCCGTTGCGCCGGATATCGCGCCTGTGACGGTATCGTTTTCCGCAATCTCAGTCGTGCCGCCACTGGTGAATGCGATCCGGCTTCCAAGGTCGCATTCCGTCCAACCCGATGTGCTGGAGACATACATCTTGGCCGTTGCGCCGCCGGTCGCATTGCGAAAGGCGTAGTTCTTGCTGTTGTATCGCCACACCCCCAGGATATCGCCTTGTCCGGGAACGGTTGAAATAGCCGTCCGCGCCGTTTCAATGGCGTCTTGCAGCCACGCATCATTGTCCGTGTCGTTGTCCGCCCCCTTCTCGGTAGCCGCTCCGTTGATGACGCATTTGGTGACGGCCGACACCTGAAGATTTTCATTGTCCTGAAACGCGCCTGAGACTTCGCTCAGCACCAAATATCCAGCCGCGTCACCGCCGCCATACGATCCACTTTCAAGCACGCCAGCGATCAAGGCCACGCCTGTTGCGCTCGATGTGGCTCCGGTTACGGTGTCGCCCTCTNCGATGGCCGCCGTACCCGCATCAAAATTCAAAACATAATACGTGGCGTCTGAGGGCTGGGTATGCCCGTCATAGCGCTCAAAACCGTCCGTTCGGCGATACCCTTCCGGACGGGGTTCGTAATTTTCAGATGCAATAACGTGCCCACCGACCTTGGCAATGGCCGGTGTAACCAGATCCAACCCGCCGCCAAAGGGGAAATACTTCGTTTCGCGGCTCATGCCAGCGGTTCACTGCCAATGGTGAAGCGCGGAAGCTGGTCACGTTCCAGATCGAACATCATCTTTCCAAAATTCGATTTGGCCTCGGCATACCCGACCGAGCCTTCATCAAATGCATTCAGGTACATCAAAGCCCGGTGCAAGATGACGTCATGGAACCGTGCTGGGCATTCCGGGATATCGCCGTCGACTTCCAGGATCTGCACCGTTTTAAAGTATTCGCCACCCACCACATACGTTCCATCCGGAATGGGCCCAAGACAGAATTCGTTTTGTGGACTGATGGCGAAATGTGTTGGCTTGCTATTGGTCTGAGACCCGCGGCCATAGTGCACCCGCCAATCGCCCCAACCGATGGGGGTGATTTCGCCTTCGTCGGAAACGCCCGTCGATTGAAGGTAAAGCGTTGTGACGCGCGGGTCCGTGACCCAACTGGAAAAATCCGTGATGTTCCAAGCTGCGGGCGTATACTTAGCCGTTCCTGACGAAGTCTCTTTGTTGAACTCTTTGCGCATCCACAGCCATGATCCGGCATGGGCGTTTTGGATATCGGTCCAGGCGTCATTGACCCACGTCACAATGTTGTTCAAGCGGCCAGTCTGCCCAGTCACGGAAACCGGCTGACCTGAACCGGACACGGTTCCGCTCTTGCTCGCGACTTTCTGGCAAAGCTCACGATAGGTAGACACCGCCTAAGCCGCCTGCTCTGCGGCCCACGCGTCACGCTCAGCTTGGGTCATGGTGCCAACAACGCGAAACGGGTAGGCTTTGACCTGTGTCGGAACCAGCGGACCAGGGCCACCGCCGATGCCGCCTTCTTTGTCTTGGTGGTACATGGTCCGCACGGCATCGGTAAGGCAGCTCAAAAATTCCGTTGGAATCGGTTGGTCTTTGCCGCGCTCAACCCACATACTGATACCCTGATGAGAGATAAACACAGGGTCTTGATCGATCTTATCTTCGCCCTTATCGATGTAGACGACCGTATATGTCCGCTCAACGGCTTCTGCCGTAGAAGGCGCGCTTTCGCCGTCGTCTGCGGCGGCACTCTGACCATCGGAAACCGTGACGAAATCACCGTTACAGGCTGAACGGATTTTGTCTTTCAGGTTCTCGCCGCGCTCCAGGTGATGAACACCAAGATCGAGCGTGACGTTTGCAAAATCACGCAACTGCGCATCTGTGGCTTCGTCAATGGGAATTCTTTTGAGCTGTGTCATGGTTGGGGGGTCCTTATTTTTTGGTTGCTTTCCTGCGGGGCGCGCGTTTTGGTTCCGGGATAACTTCAAAGGAAATGTTTGCCCCTTCCAATGCGCTCATCACGCTGGTATCGGCGGTGATTTCTTTGCCGACGCTCACGCGTACCGGCTTGGCGTTGATCATCAGATCAATATCTGCCTTGCCATGTTTTTCATGGATTTTGATCTTGGGCATATCGCCCTCCTTCTTTCATAAATCAAAGAGGGCGAGGTTTCCCCCGCCCCTCATGATTTCCCGGTTTAGCTGTTGCGAACCGCCATGTAGTAGATGGTTTCCGCCGACACGTTCACGTCGGTATCTGCACCGATGGTGAAGCCCACACTGGTTTCCGAACCCGGCGTTGAGCTCCCCGCATACGCGGAGATTCCATTGGATGTGATTTTGGCGGACGACGCGTTACCGGTAGCGCCACTGTCCACGATGCTCAATGTTTTCAGTCCGTGGCCATCGGTCATGCCGTTGAACCATTCAATGGTTGGCGCCAATGCACCGGCGTCGTCATAGTTGAACACCTTCACGTAATCAGGCGCCCAGCCAAGTTCGATATTGATCGCCGCACCGGTGCCTCCGACGGACCCTGCTTTGAATTGCTTCATGATGTATCTCCAAATGTTGTGTGAGAAACGGCGAGGCCTTAAGCCCCGCCGCGCTCAATGGTTTTTACAGAGCCGTCACAGCGCACTCGACGCGCTGAATCCAGGCTTCGTTGAGGATCTTGGAGGTGTGCCAAGTTTTCCAACCGCAGTAGCCGCGNTGCCCCAGGGGGTCATCCTTGGTCTTTTGATCGACCGGGATGATGGTGGGCTCAACAGCGCCCATGCCACGCAGCGCGACGGTGCCGTAAGCTTCTTTGCCAAAGATCAGCAAAGGATAGACATCGGCACTGGTTCCGGACGTGGACACCATCGATCCTTTGGCCCCCCCGGCATCCGCCCAAGGGTCAAGATCAGGGCTGAGGATGATGCGCACCTCTTCGACGGACCCGACTTCGCGGTCATGGATCGGCTTGCGCTGACCATATTCCGCGACCGGCGTAAAGCCCGCCAAATTGCGGATGTCGTTCTTCAGATCGGTGTGACCGATGGCGATGTAGCCACCTTCAATCGGCTTGGTCTGATAGTTCGGCGAACCGTCCAGCATGCGCGTAACCGGCATGGCTTTCTGGGCATCCAAGGCACGCGTGGCCGCGCGAATTTTCGCCACCGTGATTACGGTGTTCACGTCGGTACGCGCCGATCCGTTAGCGTAAATCACCGACGTGCCGGCCTTAACGACGCCGTAGATCAGCGATTCAACCGTGCGACCGATGTTTTCGCCCATCTGGACGGAAAGATCGTTCAACACCGGGTCTTCGTGCGTGTCGGCAACAACGTCGGTCAATTCCGCCAGATCGCCGTATTGCTTCAGCGTGGCGTTCACGACGCTGTAGCTGAAGGAGCGCGCGGCAGGCGTTACGCCTTCAACCAGCGGCATATCGGCTGGGCTGAAGACATTGGGTCGCTTGAATTCGATCAAGGTGCCCTTGTTTTTCGGCATCGGCTTGGTCAGACCAAACTTATCCAAAACGGCGACGGGACCTGCATGCTTGAGGTTCTGTCGCTCGAAGTAAACCATCGTGGATTTCGACGGCGAAACGGAGGCTGAAGTGTTCGTAGACATGGCTAGGGTTCCTTACCCAAGCTCACCCCTTCTGACGATCAAGCTGCTCGTAATATGCCCAGGCTTCGCTCGGGTCGTCTGGGACACCGGTCGTGACCTTTGCAGGACCTCTAGGCTTCGGACTTGCAGAAGCTTCAAGCTGCTGTTGTCGTTTTTGCGATAAGGGTGGGCTGTTTTTCGGTTCCGTCACCGGCTCAGGGGCTGGTGCGGGGCTATTGCTTTTGAAAGCCATATCCGTTTTGAAACGAGCGATGATATCGGCGGCCTCATGTCCGTTCGTGACTTGCTCGGCATTTCGATCAAACGCTTCACGGGCATACGGTGGTAGGGTTGCAACAAACGCGGCAAATTCTGGCAGCGCTGTGACCTTCTCAAAATCGGGGTGGGCTTGTGAAAGAATGCTGACTTGGCTATCCAAGTAACGTTCTTTTTCCGCTGAATTCAGGCTGTTGACCTGGTCCTCTATTTTCTTGGCGCCTTCATTCACACGACGCAGAGCTTTTTCAATGGGTCCAAACAGTTCTGGATATTCGCTGGACGCTTGCTGAAACTCCGGATCGTTAATGATGTCATCGGGTAAGACATCATCATCAATTGAAGGTGACTTAGAGGCTTCACCCTTGCTTTGTGTGTCTTTGAGCTGATTGTTTTCGGCAATCAACTCATTGATTTTTCGGGTCTGCGCCGGAACGTTGGCCGCCATGCGGCGTTCACGCTCGGTTGCGCCTTCGAGCTGTTGCACCAAGGCTTCATGTGCGGTCCGCAAATCTTTCGGAGCTTCACTCCAAATATCGGCTTGCGCGGACGGCTTATCGGCCCTTGCTGTGTCATCATCGGAACCGCCGATCACTGTTGTGACGGGCGATGTTTCATTTTCGGATTTGCGTTCTATGTCGATGACCGTTGTCGATTGGTCGGCATCAAGATCATCGCCTTTATCCGTCTCGGTCAGGTCGCCACCCGACGAAGAAAGACCTTCAGCTTGGTCAAGGTCCGCCCACATTTGTTCAGCGTCGTCGGTCCCGACATCATCGGGACGAACGTCTGTTTTGTTCGTCATCTGAATTTTCCTTAGATTGTGGCGGTCCCTTGGTAGGACGGCCGATTATGCTGTGCCCGGCTCTTCGTCGGACACTTGAGCCATCAGATCCGGTTCAGGATCGGGCAGCCTCAATACGGCGCGATACGTCTCGATGACGCCGCGCAAATGGTTTGTGCGATCAATATCGGTCCCTGGGCTTTCCAGTTCCGTGCGCGCATTGGCAAGACGCTCAGACACAATCTTGTCGATCTTGCGCCATGTTGCGCTGCTCTTGTCGATGACCATCAAAGGCCATGCCCAAATTCTTGCTTAATGGCCGCCTCAGCCGCCAACATGCGTTCTTTGCTGTCTCGGTCGGCCTGCTTGTCGCCCAACATGGCCTGGACCTTGGCCAGCTCCAGATTGTTTTTCTCGGCGAACTGCATCATCGTCATGTCGCGTTCCATGGCCTTGATGGAAACCTCATGATCACGCTGTTTTTGGGCTTCTGCGGCTTGGAATTGAATCTTCAATTCTTCCGGGGTTTGTTCAGGCGTGTTGTCGTTCGCCTCAATCTGTTCTTTGATTTCATCATCGGTGAAAATGATCTCATCGGCTTCAATCAACATGGACTGCGACAATTTGCGCAAAATCGCGGCGCCCTTGAGCATCATTCCAAATGAGGGATGCGCGGTCATATTCGCCAGAAGCATAAGGTTTTGAGATTGTACCTCACGGACCAACAAGACACTCGACCCGCGCGCATCGACCGAATAGTCGCCTTTGATGTGCTCTTTGTTTGAGAACTGCATGTTCCAGTCGTAAATGCGCCGGATGTTCGGCGTGGTCATATCGTCGTCAAAGTTCTTCACCATGCGTCGGAACACGATGTTGACTGCATTCATCAACAATGCGATGCCGCTCGATGTCTGTGTTGAGTGCGCGCCCTGCTCACCCTGCGCAAGCAAGCTTATACTGGTCTCGTCATCAATAAATTGCTTTGCCAACTCAATGATATTGGCCAGTTCGTTCTGATGGCTGGCGATGTTGTGGACAATGATTCCAGGCTTGCCTGCTGGGGCGTCTTGTCGCCGTTTCCATAACTTTCGCGCCACCAATGCCCACTTTCCATCGACCGGCTCCAAAACGGATGGATCAATTTCAATTTGTGGGCCAGAAGAAAGCCCGCTGTTATCCATCATCATGCGCCATGCCGCGCCCATGACGCTCTGGCTGTCTCGCATCAGGTCTGGAATGCCGTAGCCCCAGATTGAGGCCTTGTCCTCTTCCAGATTGAACACGCTGTAAATCGGCTCGCCGCTGTCCAGATGGTGGACGCCAAATTTAAGCACTTCGTTTTGACAGAACCAAATCACCACTTGAATCTCTTCCAGCGGGTCGGTCTCGTCTTGCGCATCGATCAGATCGTTTTTGCCAAGGCATGCACAAATATCGCGCATATCGTCAGCTTCGATAGCGCCGCGGTATTCCCAAACGTGATATTTTTGCCCCTTGAGCGCGCTATCGTCGCCCATGATGGCGCGCAATTCACCAATGTAGCTCGGGGCATTTTTGTCTGGTTCTGCTTGCAACACACGACGAATGGCGTCTTTGTCAAACCCAGGTTGCTTCGCCATTGCGCGAAGTTGTTTTTGGGTCTTAAGGTAACGCTCGAAAAAGTCTTCGCTTTCTTCAATGCCCGTCGCGTCTGGGCTGGGGAAAAACCCCCACGGATCGGTGCGGTAAAACGCCGGTCGCGGCTGTTCTTCATAATTCAATTGATAAACAGCGTCTTGACCGTCTTCGGCTTCCTCTTGTTTCCAAGAGCGCCTGATGCGCTCCGCATTCGCGACCGGGCCTTTCATGATACCGGTGCCGATTTCAACGGCGTCATCAATGGCATCGCGGGCCGCAGCGGCGTAATTGCTTTCGGTCAATTGATCATCGATCTCGTCTTCCATGGACTTGGACCGCTTGCGCGCTTCGTCCATTTCAGATTTAAGTCGCATTCCGGTATCCGCAGCGGCTTGCGCTTCTTGCGCCAACGCCGCATGGTTCGGCTGCTGCGCCTTTATCGCGTCATTGGCTTGCTCAACAAGATCTTTCGCCTGCGCGACGGCCTCTTGCGCCTCTTCGGCCAATTTTGGAACTGGCGTTGGCGATATGCCGTAGTTCTTATCGTCAGTCGGAAACAGCATGTCCGACAGCCGCGCCTTACATGCGTTCACTTTCGGTCTGGTTTCATTGATAAAAACGGTGCTGCGCTCGGCATCTTTCAGCGTTTGCAAAACATCTGGTTCATACTCGCCATTGATCTGGCGAATGTTCTTGAGCCAGCGCTTCTCAATGGATGCGCGCTTGTTGACACGATCATCGGCCTCTTGTTGAAGCTTGGTGACGAACCCGGCGACGGCCTGCTGCACGCGCACTTTTTCTTCCGGCGACAGGTCTTGCCCCGCTTCGGCTTCAATCGCTTGCTGCATGTGTGCTCCTAGTACCCAGCGGTTGGGTCACCCATTCCCGCACTTGGGATGGCGTTGCTAAAATCTTGCGGATTGCGTGGCACGGCTGCATATCGAAGCATCATGGTGGCGTACCGGGTTGCCGCCATGATGTCGTCATGTTCTTTCACGACTTGACCGTTTTTTCGGTGATAGAGCAGGAATTCTTCAAACCATTGATGAAGGTGCGAAAACACCTTGAAACGACCGGTTTGCATACGGTCAAGCATGCCCATCAATCCAGCCTCGACGCCGTTTCCGCCATCTTCGAATTGAGCGTGCTCATTCAACATTCTCAAGCCTTGAGCCTGATATTGTTTGCGCAGCTCCTTGCCGCTTCCTTTGTCATGTTGATAACCGTCATGCGGCCATGCCCACGGTAAGGTTTTCCCCCATGGCTTTACAGCAGCTGCGTGAACCACCGGTGTTTGCTCACTGGCGCGATAACAGGCCGTGACATACACCACATCTGCGTCACGATCCCACGCCAACCGAACCGCTGCGGTTGGGTGGTCCCAACCGAAATCAAGCCCTCCGAGCTGAGACCAATGCCGTGGAATCTCAAACGCACTGCACTCAATATCCTCCTGAGACAAAGGAAATATACGGCCAGACCCCAAAACAGGAACGCCTTTAGCCCGCGCATCTCTTTCATGCTTGGGGTAGCCAGCGATAATGGCGTCGGCCTCTTCGCGCGTGTATATGATGCCAACCGCATCATCGATGGTGGCTCTGGTGACGTGGCGGCTCATTTCATTGCCTCCAGGTCTTGATCTGTCAAAAACCCACGCACCACCTCGGACATACCCAGCAGCGGGGTAAATGTCGTCCATACAAACACGCTGCGTTGCCCGTTGTTGGTGCGGGTCTTGCCTTCGGTGTAGATGTCTTGAGGTGGCTCTTCGTCAAACCATACGCCGTCTACCGTATCGCCTTGCCATTTAGAACGGCCCTTCTCATACGACTTGAACAGCAAAATCGCATCATCGGCCTGAACATCGCCGCCGCCCCCCCACTTCACGACAACACTGTCAATCCCGTCAGCAATGCCCCGTCCCGGCGTCACGTCTTTGAGCGCATTTCCGGGAATCAATCCCGTTCCTCTAGCGTCTTTAATCTGAGGCGGCCCCACAAGGATGCGCTGGGGGTTGTCGCGGGTACTTTCGCCCGTCACGCCGCCACACCAAAACTTAGGCGCGCGATTGAATGTGGCGCCCTCCCACCAATCCGGATACCGTCCACTCAGATGAATTGCCATTTCCGATCCACCAGCGACCGACTTTCCCAATTGGTTACCGGCCATAAAAAGCCGTTCCGAATGAAAGGCCCCCGCTTTGTGAAAATCAGATTGTTTAGTGTACGGGCGGTACTCTGCGAGTTTGTTGCGGTCCTGCCTTCGCTTGAGCTCCGCCAACAGCTCCGCCTGTTCCTCCAACAACCCCCTCAACTGCGTTTCCGAGTTCTCTGATACGCCTGATAAGCTGCTCATCCGTCATCTCTTCAAGGGGATTGATATTAACATTGAGCTCTTTCGGCATCAGCGAAGCACACACACGCAGGTAATCCTGGGGGCGATCAGCGCGCACCTTTTCAATCGCCGCAACGCCACCGGTTTCGAAATCATCGGCCAAGGCTTTCAGGAACGCTTCACCCAAGCGATTGCGGCTGCCCTTAGGGCGTCCTTTGTTCCCAGATTTAAACTGATGTGCAGTTGGAGGTTTACCAGGCCCAACATCTTCCCGTTGTTCTCCCGTATTTACGGGAGCGGGTGCTTTTGCCTTAGCTCCCCTTTTTGCAGGTGGCTTTTTGGCTGAACTGCTCTTTGCCGTCTTGTTCATAACAGGCTTCTTCGCCATATCACTTCCTCCCGGACGGCCTTTAAGGCGATCCTGTTGGATTGGGGTAAATCAGCAAGGCGCTACTCTCGCCGTGAAGCGCGCGTCCCTTCCTAAAGGGCCACCATATTAAATTCCTCGGGCTTCTAGAAAGCCTTTNNGTATCCA